CAGGCTGTAAATTTTGTCAAAGAAAACTTGACACTTGTGCTAGGTGAAAATTTAGACCAAGGCGGAGATGACAGTGGGTCACGTAACGGTACAGGTAAGACTACTATTGTCAACGCATTAAGTTTTGCCTTGTTTGGCAATGCTTTAACTAACATTAAAAAAGATAATCTTATTAATAAGATTAACAATAAGAACATGTTAGTTACTCTTACATTTGAAAAAGATGGTGTTGACTATCGTGTTGAACGTGGACGTAAGCCAACCTTATTGCAATTCTTTGTCAATGATCAAGCTCAAGAAACTGAGGAAACAGATGATGCTCAAGGCGATCAACGAGAAACACAAAAAGACATAGACGACTTAATAGGTATGAGTCACGATATGTTCAAGCATATTGTTGCCTTAAACACTTACACAGAGCCGTTCTTATCAATGCGGGCTAACGACCAACGTGCTATTATCGAACAGTTGTTAGGTGTTACACAATTAAGTGAAAAAGCAGAAACTCTTAAAGAGTTAGTTAAACAAACTAAAGATGCAATTACACAAGAAACAGCTAGCATTGAAGCCACAAAGAAAAGTAATGAAGGCATACAAAAAAGTATTGATAGTTTCTTAACAAGACAAGCAGCTTGGAACACCCAACACGCACAAGAGTTAGAAAAAATCGGACGTAGTATCGTAGAGCTTGAAAGTGTAGATATTGAAGCAGAGCTTGCCAAGCATGCCGAGCTGAAAGTTTATGAAGAAGCTTCGCAGAAGCTAAAAAGCCTAAATAAGGAACGGGCTACGTTAGATAGCGCGATAGCGCAAGCGGAGCGAAGCGTCACGAAGTATGACAGCGAGCTCGCCAAACTGGCTAACAAGACCTGTCACGCTTGTGAACAAGAGCTACATGACCATAAGCATGAAGAAATGACTTCTGTCGCACAATCACACTTTGACGAGGCCCGAAAATATTTTGACAAGGTCACACAAGATAGAGCTAAAATTGCCAAAGAAATAGACACTATCGGCGAGCTTGATGGACGCCCGCAGACTTACTACGATACTGTTGAGCAGGCTCTTAAACATCAAAACAATTTAAAGACCCTGGAAAATCAACTAGTGCAAAAGTCTCACGAAACAGATCCATATCAAGAACAAATAGATGAATTAACAGATACAGCCTTGCAGGAAATTTCATGGGATAATGTTAATGCTTTAACCAGCTTAAAAGATCACCAGGAATTTTTACTAAAGTTGTTGACTAGCAAAGATAGTTTTATTCGTAAGAAGATTATAGATCAGAACCTAGCGTACTTGAATAATCGATTAACTTATTACTTGGACAAGATGGGCTTGCCTCATACTGTGCTATTCCAAAATGACTTAACCGTTATGATCACGCAACTAGGGCAAGACTTAGATTTTGATAATTTAAGTCGAGGAGAACGCAATAGACTTATCTTGTCATTAAGCTGGGCATTCCGTGATGTATGGGAAAGTTTATATCAGCAGATTAACTTGTTGTTTGTAGACGAGCTTATTGACAATGGCTTAGACGCAGCTGGCGTAGAAGGTGCATTGGCTGTACTTAAAAAGATGGGTCGTGAGCGTAAGAAGAACATTTTTTTAATATCGCATCGCGATGAACTAGTGGGTCGTGTTAACAATGTCTTAAAAGTTGTTAAGGAAAACGGTTACACTAGCTATGCTAACGACTTGGAAGTAAATGAGTAAGCATGTAGAGCCAAGTCCATATCAAAATGAGGAGTCTCATGACCGCCTCATGGCGGCTTTTAAGGAATATTTCAAGGCAAATCAACGTTGGATTGACAAAGGCTCACGGTTATCAGGCGAAAATGTACGCTACTGGCTAGCACAAATACGCATTATAGCCCGGGAACGTAGAACACATGTACAGCAATATCGTGTACATTTGGATCAAACTAAGGCACTAAAAAAGGCAAACCAAAAGGCAGGGGATGGGACCGATGAATAATATACATATATTATGTCTTGGTACTATAACAATGAAATCGTTGAATCGCTTCCGGAAGAGTGTGTTGGGTTTGTATATTCGATAACAAACATGCTCTCCGGGCGTATGTACATAGGCAAAAAACTAGCAAAATTTTCTAAAACTACTTATAAAACAGTAAAATTAAAAAACGGCACTAAGAAAAAAAAGAAAATCCGTGGTAAAATTGACTCAGACTGGCGTACCTATTATGGTTCATCGCCGGAATTGACCAAGGATATCACGCAGTTAGGTCAAGAAAACTTTCGTCGAGAGATACTATTCTATTGTAAATCTAAGGCAGAAACGTCATATATAGAGGCTCGTGAACAGTTCAGCCGTCGTGTGCTGGAGTCAAATGACTATTATAATGGTCATATTCAAGTGCGTGTACACGGTTCACATATACTCAAATCATAATAAACTAGGCAATTAAAACACCAAATAAGCCCGCACAGGCGTTGATATTGTGCCCGTAATCCGCTCTGATGTGTGGCGGTAAGGTAGTTCTGCTTGGTGTCAGAGATGTAGATTACTATCCTTTACAGGACGTTGATGGAATATGCCTACAGAATCCGTTTAATCTACAGTGAAAATTTTCAAGGCTAAAAGAGGGGTAGTAGCCCCACGTTTATGTATATGTTAGTGTATATACATAAGCCGCCGTCATATAAAGACAGCATGAGCAGGTACCGGATGACCGCCTGTGTTTTAGTGCTAACACTAAGTGATATTGTTCAACTCAGATAATGTCCAAACATACTTTTGCCCGCCAGGGCAAAGTGTGACTGAACAATCTAGATAATATCTTTAACGCTTCGCGTTTTAAAATACTTTTAAAATAAAGAATAGTTCGAGCGAAAGCGAAGAACAGAAGAACGCTAGTTCTTCTTATAACAATGGCATTCGTGTTTCTTTAGTAGTTTCAATATTCTCATTGATTACATTGTATATCATTTCACGATCTTCAAAACTATAGATTTGTAGTAGATCATTTATACTGATACCGCCTCTCATATACCAGCTAATTCTAAATAGTTCTTGTTTAAATGATTTAATCTGATTATCGAGCCTAACTAATTCGTCTTCGATTTCTTGAGGGCTACGACCAATTAGGCTTGTGCGAAAAAATTTGAATTATCTAGATCAACTGTAATACTGCTTTCGTGGTCGCAATGTGTACATTTGACTGGAAACTTAGGTATAGTCCATGCATCATTGTTTAATTGGTTTTGTTCCTTGATTGCATCATAAATTTCTTTATCGCAATTAGCAAGCCATTCAACAATGTACTGTCTTTCTGTAACACGTTCGCTAGTAGTTTCAACACTTTCGATAATATCCATGAAGATTTCAGCTTGTAGCGCACCTAAGTCTCTGAATATATTATTAACAGTTTCTTGTTGTTGAGCTTCATCTTGTATTGCACTAGCTTGGGCTATTTGTTGTTGCAGTCTGAAGTTTTTAAGATTAAATTCAGTACTTTGACGATATGTCAGCGGTTGTATGTTAATTGTAAAATCTTTAAGAACAATTTTATTATTAAACTGTAAGGGCATATAGTGTTCAATAACACGATTTAAGTTAATATCATATTCGTTTTCTTCACCACAGTTTGTGCAGACTTTTGAAACATGCATTTCGTTACCATACGTGGCAATACGAATTGCGGCCAAGATAAGTGTGGAATCGATAATGCTGATTTCCCAAGGATCTTTAATAGCTGGAACACAGCTGGCAATAATATTAGCAGTACTTTCACCGGATAATAGTGCGTCCGGAGTTCTTAATATAATTTCATCCATGCCAGTCATGCCGTATACGGGCAGTTGATTAATATCGCCTGCGTAAGTTCCGGGTTTACTGTACAATCCTTTACTAGGAACGCTGATAAAAAGTTTTGGCTGTCTGAAATATTTTTGTAGTGGGTTAACCATAGTCATGTGACTCCGAATTTGTTTAGTATTTATATGCGTGTTTTATTGGGTATTTTTATTTCGGGCTTTAAAACTGATAAATACTCTTATGAAAGTTTATGAAGTTATCAGTCGCAACGACACTATGCTTGCCGAATGGAGTTTGAATCCACTATCATGGATATCCGGAGCCAAAGCAGATCCTGCAGAAATGGCCGCACAACCAACATGGGCTGGTAAACTTGGTGTACAACGCATGGCCAATGCACAAGCAGAAGAAGCCATGGCAGCTCGCATGGGTGCTGTACAATATATCGCTAAGGTGTTAGGCTTTTTCTATATTACTGTACAACTTTATATTAACTTAGATGAATTAGAAAAAGCCTATAACGCAGGCACAGTCAACAGCGCCAACTACAAAAAAGCACATGAAGCTTATGCAGGGCTGTGGATGACACAACTAATGGTTCCTTGGCTGGTTAAAGTACTACGTGTACAAAAATTAGTTAGCTTATTAGTTCGTGTGGTGTTTGCAATAGGTAGCCTAGGAGCTACAGCAGCCACAGGTGGCGCACTTGCACCGGCCGCTTTAGCCAGTATGGCTGTAGAACAAGCAGCATTTAGTGCTATTCAAATATTTTTATCCAGTGATACTTTTAAAAATTGGGCTAAAGACTATATGACAGCATTTGCAACTATTGGTTATGTGCCAGATGAGTTGTTTAATCAATTACGCAAGTATGTAAGTGATTTACCAGGCATGAGTAAAATCATGAAAAATTCTGGTAAGACTTTTTATCAAAGTCAAGACTTAAATCGTAGTCCAGAAGTCAGAGCTAAAGATAAATCTGCCGTAGACGACAATGTCTATAGTGCAATGTCTAGCATCAAAGACGATCCTGATGCTGTTATCATTGCAGGTCAGCGTGTAGACGATGGTAAAGGCGGTGTTAATCGTCTAATAGCCGCAGGCCCACAAGTACAGGCCGCACTTCAATTGCACCCAGACGATCCAATGGTGCAAAAATTCAAGAAATTAAAACCCAATTAAACTACCCATATTACGGGTGAATAAATACTAGATAATTCTAGGAACATATTATGCCACCATCAATAACCGATGCAGAAGCCGATAAGATAGGTGCCGCCTTTGCCAAACACATGAAAGGTGGCAATAGTGGCGCCAACCCTGCAGGTGGACTAACTGATGGTTCTGGCAAACTAGGAGGAGCATTTAGCACACTAGCTGATAAAATGAATCCTCTTAGCGAAACTTCGGGTGTACTAAAAGGAGCATTTGGTGCTGCTGCCGGAGTTGTTAAAGATTTAGAAGCAGTTATTAAACCTAACTTAAACACTTGGCGCGAGTTAAGTGCCAGCGGTGCAAACTTCGATAACGATATTGTTTCTATGTCAGCCGCTGCCGCCGGCGCACGTTTAGATCTAGGCGAATTTGCAGATTTAGTTAAAAAGAATACAACTGCCTTTACAGGTCTTGGCGGAAATGTGGCCGCTGGAGCAAAAGCATTTGCAAGTCTTAGTAAAGACATGCAGGACTCTGGCGCAGTTGACCAGTTAAAAGCAATTGGAATGACCAGTAAAGATGCTAACGATGCGTTAGCATTAACCTTAGGTAATCAATTTACTGTTAACTTAAACGATGCCAAATCGAAACAAATAGCTATTGAATCTGCTACAAAGCTAGCTACAGAGATGGACTTGATGTCCAAGCTGACTGGCAAGACTCGACAAGAACAAGAAGAGTTAATGAAGAAAACGCAAATGGATGCACAATTCCAAGCGAAACTTCAATTAGATACCATGGGCATGAGTGAAGAAAAGGCCCTTGAGTACAGAAATAAAGTTACAGAATCTTATAATAAAGCCCAAATGGAAGGCATGGGCGATGTGTTTAAAGAAGTATACACCACAGGCACAGTACAAACAGAAGCAGCCGGTAACAAATTTGGACTATTACCTGAGCAAGCAGGTGCAACACAACGTGAAATCGATGCACTACGTAAACAAGATTATAAAACAGCCGGCGAAGAACAAAAAAATCGTGAATTGCAAATTTCAAAAGATGCAAAAGATCGTAACAAATTAGAATTAATCACACTAGGTGAAGCTAGCACAGCTAGTAAAGTACTAGGTGATCAGTTTATCAATGCACAAGCTATTGCCAAGTCATATGCATCTACACAAAAAGAATTAGCAGACGCTGGTAAACTTAAAGGTCTTAGTGAAAAAGAACAAGATGAATTAGTTAAAAAGACTATGGATGACAACCTGAAGAAAACTCAGGAAAGTAATTCAGCTGGCGCCCAAAGCACAAAAGCATTAGTTCAATTAGAAAGCAGAGCACAAGATGTTAATAGTGCTTTCTTAAATAGTATCGTTAAACCTGTTAATGAAAAATTAGCACCGTCTTTTGAAAAATTAAACACTAGTGTGTTGAATGCCGCTGGTAGTATGAAAGACAAAGACGGCAAACCGATGACCAAAGTTCAAGAACTTGAACACGGCATGAAAGCTGGAGTAGATAATTCAGGTAAACCATCAGACGGTAAGAACGGAAACTTTATTAGTCAAGCAGCTAACGATACTAAATCAGGTGCAAATGAATCTTCAATTTACGGAGCAGGAAAACTCGGAGCAGGAATAATAGGAGAAGTTGCCAACGGCATTAATGGTGTAATTGCACCTGGTGCTCCAAAGAAAGAAGAAGGCGGCGTTGTTCCTGGAACAGACAAAGGTACAACTGTTACTGTTGGTGAAAAAGGAAAACCAGAAGCTATTGTACCTTTAGATCAATTAAAACAAGATAAACCACAAGGTATTAATGTTGCAGAAATTGCAAAAACAGTTAGCACAACTATTAGTAGTGCTCAAGGTGTTGGAGGCAACGCTAATTCAGCACCTATGTCTACTCGTGAAAAGAATATTACTAAAGATTATAGCGATCCTGAAACTACAGCTGAGGAAATTAAAGCAGCGATTTCTGGAGCTCAGAATCAAATTAAATCTTGGTCAAAAGATGTTGAAGAGCAACAAAATAAAATATCTCAGTTAAAAGAAGTTGCAGCCAAGCGAGAATTATCAACAAGTGAAGAGTACGATCTACAAGAAGCTCAGAGATTAAAAGACATCGCTGATCGAAATCTTGCACGAGAACAAGATACTGTAAAAGTTTTAAGTAATTTAGATGAATATAAAGCTAGATTAGAAACAGAAAGCAAGCAAAAAACAATTACAGCCACAGAATCAGCAGCTAAAATATCAGAAGAAACTGGTTTAAAACAAGTTGAAACCGCAAAACAGACTGAAGAAGCTCACACTGAAGCTAATAGTACACTAACTGAAGGCCAAAGAAAACTAGTAGATGACTATAAAGGGTTTAGTGAAAAAAATCGCCTGTTCATGATTGAAGCTCAGAAGAACGGAATTGCAGAAGATACTAAAACTGTAGAGATAATTGGCGATCGCATCACTAAGATGAAAGCTGATATTGGTAACAGACAAGCGACTGAAGAAGAAAAAGCCGCAATAGAAAACGAAGAACTTAACAAAGGATATTTTGAAAAACAAATCGACCATCGTAAAGAAATGCTCGACGTTATGCAAAACCTTGGAGAGTATACTGCTAAGAGAGAAATTGAATTAAAACAACAAACAACAGCCGCTACAGAAAAAGCAGTTGATGATCAGAAGAAAATACAAAGCGATGCGATTGTAACTGCTACAAAAAATGCAAAAGAAACTGTAACAATAACCGGTAAGATTGTTGATCCGGATAGTCCTGAAGCTAAAAATGTTAAAGCTAAGATGGAAGCTGCACAAAAACAAGCAGAATCTTTATTAAGTCAAAGTGCAGCTCCTAATATTAAAATGCCTAGCGTAAAGGAATTGCAAGAACAGTATACTAAAATGTCTACGGCAATAGATGCTGATCCGGCCAAACTTAAAGAGTTAAAAGGACAACTTGATACAGCTAAAGGTATGCCTGATTTTAGCACAATGTTTGGCGGTGAAAAGGGTAAACAACCTGATTGGTTATCAAATTTAAATGCAAAAACTAAAGATTTAAAACCAGTACCTATACAAGAGCATAAAGAAGAAAATAAAACAGGTTCAAAATCTGCTGCTCAAGCAATTAAAACCGAACAACAAAAGAAAGAAGACGAAGAAAAAGCCAAACAAGCACAAGCAGATAAAGAAAAAGCTAAAAAAGAAGACAAACCAAAAGAAACAGCAGTTGTTGCCGAAGTAACTCTAAAAGACGTGCATACTAGTTTAGAACACTTAAATAAGAGTATGGCATCGTTGTTAGCATACAGCCAACAAACTGCCACTGCTGCGCAACAGCAAGTTAAAGCTACGAAAAGTTTAACAAGCAATAAGTTTGGATAAAGAGGAAACCACATGACTTGGAAAAAGTATTTCACACCAGTGCCGGTAAATGGCCAAAACTTAGGGCCTATTAGCGGATTAAACAGTGGAAATCGTCCAGGTCCTGCTCGTACAAACTACAGTAGTTACTTGCCAGATGTATATACGGGCAGTCCAAACCGTGTTGAACGTTATCAACAGTATGAAGTTATGGACAGCGATCCTGAAGTTAACGCGGCTTTAGATATTTTAGCAGAATTTTGCACACAAAAGTTAAAAGATGGTAAGAGTCCTTTCACTATTAAGTGGAGAAACAAAGGAACTAACGCTGAAGTTCGTATTTTAAGCGAGTACTTACAGCAATGGAACAAGTTACAAAAGTTTGATACACGTATTTTCCGTATAGTTCGCAATACATTTAAGTATGGCGACAGCTTTTTTATTCGTGATCCAGAGAATCAAAAGTGGAATTACATTGATCCTAGCAACTTAATCAAAGTTATTGTCAATGAAAGCGAAGGCAAAAAGCCAGAACAGTATGTTTTAAAAGATCTAGCACCTAATTTTGAAAATTTAGTATCAACACAAATCACTCCTAACATGAATCCACGTAACAGTGGTGCCGGCGGGCCTGGCCCAGCTAGTAGTTTTGTCAGTCAAAATGGCGCAGGCAAAGGCGGAAGTGGCGGTGGAGGTAGTAATCGTTTTGGTATTAGCTTTAAAGAAAACGCTATCGATGCTGAACACATGGTTCATCTAAGTTTATCAGAAGGATTAGATCAAAATTATCCATTTGGTAACAGTTTATTAGAGAATGTTTATAAAGTTTATAAACAAAAAGAACTTTTAGAAGATGCAATCTTAATTTATCGTATACAACGTGCTCCAGAACGTCGTGTATTCCATATTGACGTAGGTAATATGCCTAGTCATTTGGCCATGGCATTTGTAGAACGTGTTAAAAATGAAATCCATCAACGCCGTATTCCTTCGCAAACAGGCGGAGGACAGAACGTCATAGACTCTGCATACAACCCTCTAAGCATTAACGAAGATTATTTCTTCCCTAAAACAGCAGACGGCAAAGGATCGGACGTCACAATGCTAGAAGGCGGTAAGAATATTGGTGAAATTGACGACTTGAAGTACTTTACTAACAAGTTATTCCGTGGATTACGTATTCCAAGTAGCTATTTGCCTACAGGTCAAGACGATTCACAAAGCAATTTCAATGATGGACGAGTAGGTACAGCATACATTCAAGAGCTACGCTTTAACAAATACTGCGAACGTTTACAATATTTGTTAACAGAAGTGTTTGATAATGAATTTAAGATGTATCTTAATGCTAAAGGCATGAACATTGATCCAGGATTGTTTGAATTAAACTTCAATCCTCCTATGAACTTTGCAAGTTCACGTCAAGCAGCTATCGATACTGAACGGATTAATACATTTAATACTATTCAAGCTGTGCCATTTATGTCAAAACGTTTTGCATTAAAACGTTTCTTAGGTCTTTCAGAAGAAGAGATTGCAGAAAACGAACGTTTATGGGCAGAAGAAAGCGGTAAAGGCGAGCCTACAAACACTGATGCTGCTGGAGAATTACGTAGTGCAGGCTTATCTGCTAGCGGAATCGAAGGCGATTTAGGCGAAGCAGGCGACTTAACTGCTCCAGATGAAATAGCCGGAGAAGCAGAAGGAGAAGCAGGACAAGGTCCAGCAGGCGCTCCAGCCGCACCTCCAGGTGGTGCTCCAGCTCCAGGCGCATAAATACAATATGATTTTAAGAGAACTGTTTTATATTAATCCAGACACACGTCATGTTGCAAATGATTTGCGATATGATGCGGGCCGTGATGACGGTATGATGCATAGAGATGATACCCGTAAAACAAGATTAACACTACGACAATTAAGTGAACTTCGCAAGAGTAGCGAAGCTCACATTCTAGAACAAGAGAGTGAGTTGGAGTTTATACATACAATGTATGCAACACCTCCAGCTGCTCCGGCTGCTTAAAGTAAAAACTGGCCGTTTTCGGCCGTTTTTCACCTATTACCATGCACATTTTTAATAAATGTGTAAATAATAAACAGCCTTGTAACACAATTAACAGGAGATAAACATGACTGACCGCGCTCAATTTGAAGCAATGCTAGAAGCTTTGATCAATGAAGATCATGAAGCAGCAAAAGAAATTTTCCACAACATCGTTGTTGGCAAATCACGTGAAATTTACGAAGAATTATTAGAATCCGACTTTGGTGCAGACCAAGGTAATCCTTACGGTAAAAAAGAAGGGGAAATGGAAGAAGAAGATGATTCCATGGAAGAAGAAGAAAGCGATGACGCCGAAGACGACTCTGCAGACGATAGCGAAGATGATGGTGAAGAAGAAGAGCCAGGCGAGTTTGGCGATGCTGAAGACGACATCGACGATGCTGAAGACGATACCGATGCTATCGAAAAAGATTTAGGCGACGAAGAGGATTCAGAAGGCGACATGGAAGACCGTGTTATGGACCTAGAAGATGCCTTAGAAGACCTAAAAGCAGAATTTGAACAGCTATTAGCTGGTGAAGAACACGAAGAAGAAAACGAGCCAGGTATCCACGGTGACGGTATGCCAATGCATGATTTAGGTGCAGAGATGGGCGGCCACGATGAACTAGACGACCTAATGGAATACACAATTAAAGTTGGTAATCCAAAGCATGGCGACAATGGTACAAACACACGTTCAACTATTGACAACATGAAGAACGACATGGGCGGCACAGCTGCTAACATCGCTCAGAGCTTTTCAACAACAACTGGCGGTACTAAAGGTGGTTTAGCTAAACCTAGCACAGAAGATTTAACTTCTGGTTTAGGCGAAATTCAAAACCGTCCTGGTATTTCTAAGTCTAAGTCTTTCACAAAGAAAGAACCTGGACACGGACCAGAAAAGAAAGGCGCAGGCGAAAAATCAGTTGACGCTAAGTCATTGATTAGCAAGCGTGTACGTTAATTAACAAAGAGTACATATAAAATATGTCACTATACCTCCGAGAGAATCTCAGTTTCAACGAAGCAAAAATGGTCGTTGAGTCTGATGACAAAGATGGGAAGAACTTATACATGTCTGGGATTTGCATCCAGGGCGGTATACGCAACGCTAACCAGCGTGTTTACCCTGTTAATGAGATTGGCAAGGCTGTCAAAACCCTTAATGATCAGATTCAAAACGGCTATTCAGTTCTCGGAGAAGTGGATCATCCAGATGATCTAAAAATTAACCTGGACCGTGTATCACACATGATTACAAATATGTGGATGGACGGTCCTAACGGTTACGGGAAGTTGAAAATACTTCCAACACCAATGGGACAACTTATCAAGACTATGCTGGAAAGCGGAGTCAAGCTAGGTGTTTCAAGTCGCGGATCCGGAAACGTCAAAGATGACGGATCCGGTGAAGTATCGGATTTTGAGATTATCACAGTAGATATGGTAGCTCAACCTAGTGCTCCAGGAGCATATCCTACACCAATTTATGAACACCTTATGAATAATAAGGGCGGATTAAATGCCTTGCGTATAGCGCAAGAGGTGAAAGGCGATCCTAAAGCACAAAAATATCTCAAAGAGAGCTTATTAGCAATAATAAGCAAACTCCAATAATAAGGAGAATCACATGTTGGATGCGCTAAAAAGTTTATTTGAAAACAATGTGATTTCAGAAGAGATCAAAGAGTCAATTGAAGCCGCTTTCGAGAATCGTATCAACGAAGCTCGTACACAAGTAGCTGAACAACTACGCGAAGAATTCGCACAAAAATACGAACACGACAAGAACACAATGATTGAAGCAGTAGATCGCATGATCTCTGAACAGTTAGCTGCTGAAATTGTTGAGTTTGCCGATGATCGCAATCAACTAGCTGAAATGAAAGTTAAGCTAGCACAAGAAAAGAAAGCTGTTAGCCGAGTAATGAAGGAATTCGTTACACGTCAACTAGCTTCTGAAGTGAAAGAATTGCACGAAGATCAAGTAGCAATGGCAAGCAAGTTTGGAAAATTGGAACAATTCGTAGTTGAGGCTCTAGCTCAAGAAATTACAGAGTTCTTCAAGGACAAACAAGACCTAGCAGAAACTAAAGTACGTTTAGTTCGTGAAGGTCGTCAAGAAATCAAGAAGGTAAAACAAGAGTTTGTAACTCGCGCCGCTAAGATGGTTGAATCAGTAGTGACTCAGAATTTAAATTCTGAAATCCACGCACTGAAAGAAGACATCGAAGCTGCTCGTCGTGCTG